TGGAACACGAAGGTATTGGGAAAGGATGGATGATGTTAATGCAGTGCCTTGCCGCGGGTAGAGCTATAAGTCTCCCGAGCCTATCCATGGCGGGTTTAAAACATACAGCTCGGGTTACTACTGCTTACACTCGTATTAGAAAACAATTCAAAATTTCTATAGGTAAAATGGAGGGTATTGAGGAACCAATGATTCGTATTCTCGCAAATGCTTATGCTATAGAAGCTGCTTGTGATTTAACATATGCTGGGATTAATGATGGGCATAGACCGTCAGTTGTATCAGCACTCCTAAAATATCAGTCCACAGAGAGAATGAGGGAAGGTATAAATGATGGTATGGATATTTTAGGTGGAAAGGCTATAAGTGATGGTCCTTCTAATTTTCTTCTGAATATGTATATAGGGCAACCGATTGCCATTACGGTAGAGGGTGCTAATATTCTCACGCGATCGTTGATCGTTTTCTCACAGGGAGCTCTGCGATGTCATCCTTTCCTTGAACGTGAGATTGAGTCAGCATCCAAAGGAAATGAAAAGGCATTTAGAGAAGCTATATTTGGTCATATTAGATATACTTTATCTAATGTCTTTAAATCATTTGGTAATAATTGTTTAAATGGAATGTTTGTGAATCTTCCAAAATCTGTACTGAATGATGATACTACTACTGTTTCTGGTAAAGAAGGCAGAAAAATGATGTTAAAATATTATGGTAGGCTTGGACAGGAATCTAGAAATTTTGCACTCCTTTCCGATATTACCATCATGATTCTTGGTGGTGCCCTTAAAAGGAAACAAAAATTATCTGGTAGGTTTGCAGACATACTTTCGGAAATGTATATTATGTCGGCAGTACTAAAACGATTTGAACATGAAAATAAAAGTAGAACTGTATCTCCTATAGTAGAATGGAATCTTCAAAATTCTTTATTCAAAATACAGGGATTATTTGAAGAAATTTTAAATAATTATCCTAATTCTTTATTAAGAGGTGTACTAAGAAAAATAATTTTTCCTCTAGGGAGAAGATACACCCCACCGTCCGATAATCTAGGTCATGATATTGTAAGAAGTGCGTGCGAATTCGATCTATCTAGTAACAATGAATTAATGTTATATCCCGAATCTTTAAGAAATAGAATAATTTCAAAAACCTTTTTATCTAAAGACCCTATGGATCCATTAAAAAGACTGGAAGAGGCTAGAATAACAGATGATGAAAAATTATGCTCGGAGGTTATTGGGGTGGATAAATTCGTTAAGAGAATGACATTGTATGCACGACTGGATCTCGAAAAATAAATGAAAAAAAGGTTTACTTTCTTCGAAAAATGTTATATAATAGTCATATAAATTGATAAAGGAGATATATTATGAGCGTAAACCTGGACGTAAATGAATTGACCACGGAAACTGTCATTAAAGCGTATGATTTTGAACCTATGGCAACTAGAGAAGAACTCTACGTTATAGGTGTGATTACAGAGGTTCGAGTAAATTCGTATGTTATTGATGTTCTAGTGGATTCGTGGTCAGAGGATAGGGATTATTCCCGAGTTGGTGAAGAAATTATTGTTCCCAAACCAAAATATATGATGAACGATTTCGAAGATAGAATAACTGTTGCTGAGGAGCACACTTTACATTAATTTTGAGGGTATATCATGAGGAGAGAGAATTTAATATTGGTCGATGTTGATGGCGTTCTTCTGGATTGGGAATGGGGATTTTATGATTTTATAAAGTTCCGATACCCAAAGCTAAAATTGTTAAACCCCAATGCTTATAAAGTTGGGGAAAAATTCAATATAACAGCAAAAGAGGGTAGAGCGCTTTCGCGAGAATTTAACAATTCCGCCAGAATAGGAAGTCTTAATCCTCTAAGGGATTCTGTTAAATATGTTAAAAAATTATACTCTCGGGGTTATATGTTTCATGCTATAACCTCACAGAGTCTAGATCCATATTCACAGAAATTAAGGATTTCAAACCTTGAGAATATTTTCGGAAAGATATTTGTTGATTATACTATTCTAGATACCGGTGCAGATAAAGGGGAAGCTCTGAAAACTATCACCACAAAATATCCAGGAGAAAATTTTTATTGGATAGAAGATAAGGGAGAAAATCTAGATCTAGGAGAGATGCTTGGTCTTGAACCAATTTTAATGTCACATCCACATAATATCGATTACATTGGAAATAGAGTACACTATTGGGAAGAAATACACAACTATATTGTGTTCGGTGACCATGCTCTAGATCTGGATCCACAACATTATTCGTTACAATAAATTAAATAAGGATTTTAATGAAGATTGAATTATATTCAAAACCAGATTGCTCTTTTTGCGTTAGCGTGAAAAACTGGTTTGATAAACACAATGTGAGGTATTCTATATATGACATAACCGAGAAAGACGAATATTTTGATAATTGGTCTAAACTTGGACAAAGAACTGTACCACAAATTGTTATAGACGGTAAGTATCTAGGCAATTATGATACCTTAATGAAGTCTAAGGAGTTATTTCTTTTTGAAAAGAAAGTTACAATGCTCACACCGTCTGAAACTTATAAACCATTTAGATATCCTTGGGCTGTAGAATTGACAAAGAAACATGAGCAATCACATTGGATTGAAGAGGAGATTGATTTATCAGATGATGTATCAGATTGGAAAAAGAATGTATTAAATCCTTCAGAAAAAGAATTTGTTATGCAGGTGCTTAGACTATTCACACAGTCCGATGTTGCGGTGGGGCAGAACTATTATGAATATTTTATACCAAAGTTAAAGAATAATGAAATTAGGAATATGCTTGGTTCATTTGCTTCAAGAGAGGGTGTTCATCAAAGAGCGTATGCATTATTAAATGATACCCTTGGACTTCCTGAGTCTGAGTTCCATGCTTTCCTCGAATATAAAGAGATGGAAAATAAAGTAAACTTTATGAGGGATAATGATACATCTAATTATTCTAATTTAGCTACGGCTATAGCTAAATCTGTATTCTCCGAAGGTATTTCTTTATTCGCATCATTTGTAATGCTGTTAAATTTCCAACGCTCTGGTAAAATGAAAGGGATGTGCAAGGTTGTGGAATGGTCCATTCGCGACGAATCTATGCATGTTGATGGTATGTCTCAGTTATTTAAAGAATTTTGTGCTGAACATCCAAGAGTTATAACAGATGAATTTAAAAAAGAAATATATTCAATGCTTCGAAAAACTGTGGAACTAGAGGATAAGTTTATTGATCTTGCGTATGGTAATAATTCTGGAATTGATAATCTTTCAAAAAAAGAAGTTAAAAAATATATCAGGTATATTGCTGATCGCAGACTCCTTCAACTCGGACTCAAAACTAATTTCAAGGTAAAGGATAATCCACTTCCCTGGCTTGATTGGGTTCTTAATGCACCTGATCATACTAACTTCTTTGAAAATCGTGTCACTGAATATGAAGTAGGTGGACTCAAGGGATCTTGGGGTGATGTTTACTAATTATCATATATATTTATTTAATGTTATGAATATTATATATGACGTGGATATACAGGGGAAAGGAATATAATCTTATTGAGTCAGATCCTAAAAAGATACACGGATTTGTCTATGAAATAACCAATTTGAATAATGGTAAAAAATATATTGGTAAGAAATCGTTTTGGGCTAGAAAAACTTATCAAAAGAATCTTAAGAGAAAGAAAAAAATAGTTGAATCAAATTGGAAAGATTATTACGGTAGTTCTGAATTATTATTGGAGGATATTCTCTCTGAAGGTAAAGATAATTTTGAAAGAGTTATTCTTAAACTGTGTAAGACTAAATCTGAATGTTCTTACTTCGAAGCTAAATATCAATTTGGCAGAAAAGTTTTGGAATCTGATAAATATTATAATAGATGGATCATGGTTAAAGTTCGAAAATCGCATTTAGCAAAATATTTTACAAATACTTAAAAGTACATTATAATTAGAGGTATTGAAATGAGCGATTATTATACAAACGAGGGCATTAAAGGTAAGGTTCTTTATCTCTTAATAGAATCGGATTGGACTCAAGAGCCGAATGTTAATCTGTCTGTGCCCGAACTTGAAGCGTGGGATAAATATAGACAAGAACTTCGCGACTTTCCAGAAGAAATTTATCAAGAAGAACTTGCAACCGGACAATGTGTTGAAAGTCCAATATGGCCAAAGAAACCAGAGGAATAAGAAATGAAATATGTATTAAGATTAGGTGTATTATTTGTTATACTTGTGATAGTAATATTACTAGTAATACTGCCTCAGAGCGTTGGTAATAAAGTATTCACTGATCCCGAAATGGAAAAGATAACAGAAGTTATCAATGATTATAACTGATTCAGCAAAAAAACAATTCTCTGAGATAAGCGGTATCATTAGATATTCCTTAAATTCTGGGGGTTGTTCCGGATTAATGGGTAAATGGGATATTATAGATGAGTTAGATTCTGAGAAAGATGTTGTGATGTGGAGGTCGTGTGAAGATGGTTCATATTGTGCCGCGGCAATGGAACAAGAGGAAGACTGCCACAAATGTCCGAATATGTTTGTGATAGATAAATTTACCCTCAATATTATGGGTGTTGAGTCTAAGATTGATTATACCGGTGGTCCTTTTAGTCCAGCGTTTAAAGTAAGTATACCAGATAAGAATTCGTGTGGATGTGGAGAGAGTTTTACATTATGAAAATTTAAAAGATAAAATGAGGAATTGAGATGAGAGAAATAATGGTTATTGTAATAGTTTGCTTAATACTTTCGTGTGGAATTGTTTTAGCCGACGAGGTTGTAAAAGAAGATCAAGTAGCTACCAAAGAAGAAGGATCTTCGCATGGTTGGGTATATAATACTAAAACAAAGGTGCTTCAATTTTGCACGCAAACATCGCCCGGAGAATATGATGCTAATGCAGAAGTAATATGTATTCCGTATCCCAAAAAGGTAAAACCGATTGATGAGTATGAATCATTTTTCTTGGATGGTAACCCAGGATATCTTCCCGGCATTCCAGAAGAAGATATGTAAAGAAAAATGAAAAAAGATTCCCCAATAAAACTTATTATATGTGCCATCCTTTATTGGGGGCTTCTTTTCTGTTTTATTTTTTATGGAGTGAAATTATGAGTATATTCTGTGATC